CTGCATTTATGGATCGAGATGTATGGGCTGAAGTTATAAGACCTGCATTAGCCGACAAACAAGGTTGGGCTTTATTTATTAGTACACCTGATGGTACTGCCAGTTGGTTTTATGATATGTGGTGTTTTTGTGGTGAACAGGAATGGGATGATTGGAAAAGGTGGAGTTTTACTACGATAGAAGGGGGTAATGTTGCACCAGAAGAAGTAGAAGCTGCTAGGTCTCAATTAGATGCAAGAACATTTAGACAGGAATTTGAAGCTAGTTTTGAAAATTTAACTGGTTTAGTTGCTGTTAGCTTCAGTGATGAGAACATTGATAAGGAAGTACAGGATTTACATTTAATGCCATTGTTATTGGGATTGGACTTTAACGTAGACCCTATGGCAGGAATTTGTGCTGTTAAGCATGATAATTGTCTTTATGTGTTTGATGAGATTATGTTGACGGGTGGAGCGACAACTTGGGATTTTGCAGAGGAGGTTACAAGAAGATATGGGGTAGATCGAAGAATTATTGCTTGTCCTGATCCTACTGGTAGTGCAAGAAAGACAAGTGGTGTTGGTGTTACTGACCATACAATTCTTAGAAGGTCTGGTTTTACAGTTATGAGTCCTAAATCACCTTGGAAGATAAGAGATAAGATTACTGCTGTTAATACTGCTCTGCTTGATGCTAATGGAGATCAAAGAACTTTTATACATCCACGTTGTAAAGAATTGATAAAATCACTTAGAACTCTTACTTATGCACCGAATACTGGTTTGCCAAATAAAAATTTAGGAGTTGACCATGCGTTTGATGCTTTTGGTTATCTTTGTTTACAGCAATTCAACCTTGCAAAACCAGAGACATTAGGCCAAACTTCGTTTAGAATATATTAAGAGTTACTTTTCTACTTATGTATCATTCTACAACTAAGAAAAAGAAGAAGAAAAAGAAGGGAGGTAAAAAGCGTGGCGAATGTTCCTGTAAATAAAGCGTTATACTCTAGGGTAAAAGCAGAAGCTAAACGCAAATTTGCTGTTTACCCATCGGCTTACGCTAACGCATGGCTTGTACGAGAGTACAAAAAGCGTGGTGGTACTTATCGCACGGGAACTAAAAAACGTGGCAAGAAGTAGTGGCGGTTTAACCCGTTGGTTTAAAGAAAATTGGGTTGATGTGAAGACAGGCAAACCTTGTGGTCGTCAAAAAGGCGAAAAACGAGGTTATCCTGCCTGTAGACCTAGTAAACGTGTATCAAGTAAGACACCTAAGACTACTGGAGAAATGTCATCAGCCGAAAAAACAAGATTTAAACGTGCAAAAACAGGAAGTAAAAAAATAACATATCAACATAGACGAAAAAAGAAGAAAAAATAAGTGTAAATTAACCGTTTTAACGGTAATATGGTTTTATATAGATAAAATCAATGCCAAAGGGTTCTTATTCTGGTAAACAACGCAAATTAGCTGCTGTTGCACCTCCTAGAGATAAAATTACTTCTGCTGATTTTAAAAAATTGCGTTCTAAAAAGAAGAGGAAGAAAAAATGAAAACATTAACCCAAAGACAGCAAGATGCTTTAGCTCGACATAAGAAAAAAGGTACTCATACTAGAAAGCACATGGAAGAAATGAAAAAATTAATGTTGAAAGGTAAAACTTTTACTGAAGCTCATAAGATGACAATGAAAAAGGTAGGCAAATAATGAGTAGACGTAAAGGAGTCAGCTTATCCGTAGGTAGAGGTGAAAAGTCCAAAAAAGGTGGGCTAACTGCTAAAGGTCGTGCGAAATACAATCGTGCTACAGGTAGTAATTTAAAAGCACCAGTAACAGAAAAGAATCCTACAGGTAAAAGAGCAGCAAGAAAAAAAAGTTTTTGTGCAAGAATGAAGGGAGTTAAAGGTCCAATGAAAGACAGTAAAGGTAGACCAACTAGAAAAGCGTTAGCATTAAAAAGATGGAGGTGCTAATTAATGACTTATTCAATTCCTGGCGACTATAGAACAAAGGTACAAACCTCTACAACTATCGGAGATATAGACAGTCCTTTTACTCGCACGAGGGCTGTCCTCGATATGATGAAAGGTTGGGAAATAATGAAAGCTGTTACTGAGGGAACAGAATATCTTAGAGAAAACAGTGAAGCATTTTTACCATTGGAACCAAGAGAAGATTACACAGCATATATGGCAAGAGTAAATCGTGCTGTATTTTCTCCTTTTACACAAAGATTGATAAGAGCAGCTACAGGTCTTGTATTAAGAAAACCAATAAGTCTTATAGGTGATCCTTATTGGACAGAAACTTTTAAAATGGATGTCGATGGTTGTGGTTCTGATTTAGATGAATACGCACGAAGAATATTAATGTGTTCTCTTACTTATGGTCAAAGTCATATTCTTGTTGACTATCCAGCACCTTCTGGTGCATTGAGCTTGGCTGAAGAAAGGCAACAAAATCGTAGACCATATTGGATTGAAGTCGACCCAACAAATCTTTTAGGTTGGAGACTAGATAGAGAGTCAAACTATGGAAATTTAATACAGGCAAGAATTGCAGAAAAAGCTGTATTGCCTGATGGGGATTTTGGAGAAAAGGTTTATGACCAAGTAAGAGTTATAGAACCTGGTAATTATAGAGTGTTTCGTAAGAAAGATGAGATTGATGCAATGTATGACGTTGACGATAATTCTTACATGGGTGAATTTAGTACTGGCACTACAGATCAAGAATACAAATTAGTAGAATCTGGTAACTTTTCTCTTGGCGAAATACCTTTAGTTACTGTTTATTCTGGTAAAACAGAAAATTTAGTAAGTAAACCACCTTTATTAGATATTGCTTATTTAAATCTTGCACATTTTCAAAGACAGGCTGATTTAATACATAGTTTGCACGTTGCATCTCAACCAATGCTTGTAATGGAAGGATATGACGATCAGACTAAAGACCTTGCTATATCTGTGAATTATGCGATGGCAACTCAGCCAGGAAATAAAATTTACTATGTAGAGCCAGCAAGTAGTGCATTTGATGCTCAATCTGCTGAGATTAAGGAATTACAAATGCAAATGGCTACTTTAGGTATCAGTACGCTATCACAACAAAAATTTGTTGCTGAATCTGCTGATGCAAGAAGATTAGATCGTGTAGATACAAACTCTATGCTTTCTATGGTTTCTATGGAATTAGAACAAAAACTTCAGAAATGTTTTAATTTATCTGCTCAATATGTAGGAATTGAACCACCAGAAGTGAAGATCAGTAGAGATTTTGATATTGAAAGACTAATTGGACAAGATGTAACAGCGTTAACAGCTTTATTTGACCAACAGGTTATAGATAGAGAAGAGTTTAGACAAATTCTTGTACAGGGAGAAGTTTTACCTGCTGCTAATGAAGGAAAAGAACCTACAACTGAAGTTCAAGAAGAACCAAAACGTGAGGGAGCAACATCAGAACAGGTTGATAAATTAATTAATGCTTTGATGAACGATGGCAACTAAAGAAGATTTAACTTTAGCTCAAGTAACAGCGTTAGTACGTTTAAATAAGAAATTAAAATCTTTACCTACTGTTCGTGATGGTAAGCAAGGACCAAAAGGAGAGCGAGGAGTTGCAGGGCCAAAAGGAGAAAAAGGTGAACAAGGACCTAAAGGTGAACAGGGAGTTAAAGGGGAACAAGGACCTAAAGGAGTACAAGGTAATAAAGGTATTCAAGGAACAAAAGGAGATAAAGGTGATAATGGAACACAAATTTTATCTGGATCGAATGAACCACAGACGCAACAAGGTGTAGATGGTGATTTTTATGTACAAAAAACTCCTTTAACTATTTATGGACCAAAAAAATCTAGTAAATGGGGTGAAGGTATAGAACTTACAGGAAGAGAAGAAGAAAGAAGAAGTGAATTAACTGTAGGAGGGCAATTACCTGGAGCAAGTAGTAGTGGATCTTCAGCAACAGTTTCTGTTGGTAGTGTTACTACAGGTGATGCTGGAACAGATGCGAGCGTTACTAATACAGGAACAAGTAGTGCTGCTGTTTTTAATTTTACAATTCCTAGAGGTGCTGACGGTACAAATGGAACTAATGGAACTAATGGTACAAATGGAAGCGATGGTGCAGATGGAGCAACAGGTGCTCAAGGTCCAGCAGGTAATGCTGCAACAATAGCGATAGGAACTGTTACTACAGGAGCAGCAGGTTCAAGTGCAAGTGTTACAAACGTAGGAACATCAAATGCTGCGGTATTAACTTTTAGTATCCCAAGAGGAGATGCTGGTAGTAACGCAACTGTTACTGCTGGTAATGGAATATCAGTTTCAAATGGTGAAGTATCAATAGATAGTAATGCAGTTTTAGACGGTGGTAGTTTTTAACCAATATATGTACTAAAATGATATTAAAGTACCTTATATTATGGGCAAACATTTAGATTACGTTCAGCAATCTGATGGAACATATAAGTGGGAACTGGCAGAAATACCTGCTGTTAAATCCACTCCACCAGAAACTACAGTAACAAAGAAAGAAATCAAGAAAGTTTCTAAGAAAAAATCAACAAGCCCACTATCCGACTAATTTATGGCAATCGAAGAAAAAGTAGTTCAGTCTGAGTCCGTGACTCCTGCTGATCAGCCCGTGGCTGAAACTCCTTCACAACCACAAGCACCAAATCTTGATTCTGTTAAAACACAGTATGAAGAACAAATTAAAGCTTTAAAAAAAGAATTAGCTGAAAAAGAGGAAGATCGTTTAGGTGTAAAACGAAAATTAAATGAGGTTTATCAGCAAAAAGAAAATGAACGTAAACAAGAATTAGAGGATCAAGGGCAATGGAAAACTCTTTGGGAAGAAGCTAATAAAACTGCCCAAGATAAAGATGCACAAATTAGCAATTTATCTCAACAGTTAGAAGATTTAAAAACCTCTAATGAAGTTGCCAGTACAAAACAAACAGCACTTGCAGCTATTAGTAATCTTAATGCTATTAATGCAGAACAAACCTTGTCACTACTACAAGGTAAATTGCAAAGAAATGCTGAAGGCAAAGTAGTAATAATAGATGGTGGTGTAGAACAAGATTTAAATGCTTATCTCACAAGTCTCAAAAACCCTGGTAGTGGTTGGGAACATCATTTTAAACCAAGTACTGCTGCTGGTATGGGAGCAAAACCAAGTCCTGTTGGAAATGTGTCAGGTGGCTCAGAAAACCCTTGGAAAACTGGCAATTTGACGCAACAGCTTATAATGGAGAATGAGAACCCCGACCTTGCAGCCGTGCTGAAGAGAGAGGCTCAAACAAAATAGTTAGTTTCCGTGAAACTAATGCCTTAGTCCGTGATTAGGGTATCGCAAAAGTAACAAGGTGATCTGAATGGCTGCTCCATTTCAGAATTATTCGGGCGGTGTCCTATTAGCGGACATCGTAAAGAGAAATAATCTCAGCACATACGTTTCCG